TTCCCAATTTTCTCAGCTACTGCATCTTGTTTCCCAGCCACCTTCCCCTTCTGGCCTTCCAGATCGACTCTATAAGCCGTCGCTCTTCGGGTATGATCCTCGATGTCACCTTGCTCTGCTTGAAGGTCTCTAACCTCGCCCTCACCTCCCGCTACCTTGCTACGCACAATCCTCTTTGCTTTTGACGCGATCCGCGATCGCTTGAGAGAGTTCGTTTCATTACCACTCGCCACTTCGAGTTCAGTTCCCACAATTGATGATGCTCTACCTTCCGCAACAGCATCTTCCCCCTTCTTCACATTCGCCGCTTCGGTCTGCACTCGCTTGGCACCCTTTTGATCTTGAGCTTTGATCGACTCTCTAAGTGATTTAGTCCAATCTCTAACAGCCTTAATAGCGAAAATGATAGCGACCAAGCCAATCGCTGCGGATGTCCCTTTTTCCAAACCTATCGTCCAAGCAGCCATATTATCTGACGCGTCTAAAGACTTATCTCCGAGTTTTTGAATACCGACTTGTGCGACAGAAGCGGCAGCACCAAAGATTAAAAGTTTTTCTCCAAGACCGCTATTGCCTATTCCCGCAACGCCACCTCCACCAGCAAACTTCTGAACACCAACGGCTCCACCGGCAGCAAAACGGGCAACGCCCTTCTTATTCATAGAGTTAAGATTGCCATACCCAATGCTTTTAGCAGCACCCTTGTTAACTACGAATTCACCGGGAGTCAGCAGTGCTGGAACAGTGTCGCCGCCACCACCAATAGCACCGCCGGAAGCTGCTTGTATAGAATTAACGCCAGCAGTGGATGGCTTTCCGGCAGGAGCCGCAAACGTTTTATTGATGTAATCGTTGGTTGCTTTTCTTACGTCAGCTTCTTTAATTTCGTCGGCAGCTTGTGAAGCACCTTTTGACGGCAAGAACTTCTTAAATTTGTTAGCAGCATCCTCGCTGACCTTAGCTTCAACATAGTTATGAGATTTGGTCGATTCATATGCCTTGCCTAGATTGCCACCTATGCCGTTAACAAAGTCAAACGGTCTCTGTAGATCGTCTGACCCTTGCAATGGTTGACCGGCAAACGCAGAGATCGTATTCTCAAAGAATAACCCTTTGCTACCCTTGTCATAGCTGGCATAGAATTTATCGTCAAGCACTTTGGAAACGTCTGGGATTTTTTTGGCTCCAATCGACTTACCAACAGCACCGATTGCCCCCTTAATAGTGTTTCCAATGCCGTCGTTTATTGCTTTCTTGAATGGCTTCTCAACGCCCTCGTCTATGCCCTCCACCGTAGCGTTATATTCGATTGGAAAATCAGACATTACGCTTCTAGCGACAGAAAGAACTTCGGGTTCAGCAAGACTTTTCTTGCTCTTGATAGCACCAGATTTAGTTAGCCCCGCTCTCCGTTTCTTGAACTCATCTTGAATGGTTTTTTCAATAGCTCCAGCAGACCTTTTCTTACCCTCTAGCCTATCAGCTTTGAGGATGTCCGCTCTAGTAACAGCCACTCTGCTTTTTTTATCCTCAAAGACATCGGAACTGATAACCCCCAATCTGTCTTCTTTAGCTATGCCTCCACCAGCGGCCATCTTGTTGTTGTTCATCGCGTTGAGCGTGCCAGAACCTATCGAGGATGCACTACTCTTTTTGATTACGAACTCACCGGGCTGTAGCATGGCTGGAACGGTATCGCCATTACCTGAACCGGGAACGCTGCCGCCCCTAGCGAAGTGGTGGATTTTACCACCCGCATTTTTACCCGCAACGCCACGTAGAGACGCACCGGCACCGCCAAGGAATTTGCCCACACCCCCCGCGAATTTGAACGCGGCGAGTCCACTGAGAAGTGGTAGGAGAGGGCGTAGAGCATCCACAATCTTGAGTAGGGCAGAGGCTAAGTCAAGAGCGGTTCTGGTAAACACCTGAAAAGATGTGCTATCAGCAATACCACGAACCAAGGCTAGGAATTCTTCCTTGACCTTAGTGATACGTACAGCAAGTGATTGTTGAGCTTTTGCAGCATCAATGGAGAGGGAGTTCTGTCCCTCTTGAGCAACCTTTAGGGCTTCAAGGGTCACTTTGTATTGCTGGATAAGAGGGATGACCTTACCGATTTGTCGGAAACCGCCGAGTTTTTCGGCAATATCAATAAACTGCAAGTCACCCTGTGGTAGGTCTGCGAATGCTTCACCAAGAGCCTCTACCGCTTTAGCAGGACCAACGAAACGTCCTTGGACATCCTGTAGCTCAACGCCCAACTCTCTCAAATACCGAATGGTTTCTGGACGTTGGATACGAGTGAAGATAGTACGCAAACCAGTACTAATGGATTCCGCACTTTCACGACTGGTTTGTCGAACACTGGTAAAAATAGCCAGCAATTCATTAAGACTACCACCAGCGGATTTGAACACGCCACCGAATCTACGAACGGCACCGATAAGGTCTCCAGATTCAACAGCGAATGCACCAGCCACAGCGTTGATAGAACTAAGCTGTCCCTCAAGGGCACCAACACCCTGTTTGAACTGAGCCAAAACGGCAACGGCACCTTCCGCCGTTGAAGCAATGTTATCAAACGTAGGTGCTAGAGTACTCTTAGCCAGAGCCGCTAACGCAACCTCCAAGTCCCTACCGCGAACACCAGCCTGAGATAGGACTCTGGTGACTTGAAGCAAGTCTTTACTGACTACACCTAGACCTACAGACAGATTGGTAATAGTACCTTGGAGACCGCGAAGCTCTTTTACCGGAACCCTCAAAACTTGAGCAATCTTGAGCATTTCACGTTGGAAGTCGATAGCTTCATCTACAGCACCGGCAAGACTATTTGTGAATAGGCTCACAGCACGGCTAGCCACGGTAAACGCGGCAAACCGTTTGACAGCTAGCCCAAAGCTCCTACCAAGGGCGTCAGACGCCCCGGTAGCTTGCTTTAGGCTTTTGCTTACATTATTTACTGCTTGTTGTGCCTGCTTCGCACCCTTGACCGTCACGGGGACGTTAATCGTCTGACCAGCAAGTTGCTGGCGAATCTGATTTACGACCTGACGAGCGTTCTTAGGAGCTTGTAGCTGTAGCTGTGCAGTTAGTACAAATCGTGCCATCTTCTACCTTTTTGATTTTAACTAAGGCTACACTATCCGACTGGGCTTTCCGTTGGTTCTGTTTCTGTCTTTGCTGGTTTCTTTTTCGGAGGCTTCTTCATAACGAGATCATCGTCGTAATCCACCATTATGTACTCACCATCTTCGTTGAGCAGATTGCCCTCTCTGTCGATACGGTGGTCATCGTCGTCTAGATAGTAACCATCCTTGTCAATTCGACGACCCTCTGTGTCAATCAGGTAGTCGGAATTGTTGGGGTCGATCAGGCTCAGTTCTTCGTTGACCAAGTCATACTTGCGTAGAAACCTGTTTTCGGGCAATCCTTTTTCAAACGACGAGTCCATGTTGTAGAGCATTTCGCTCAAAGCTGAGGCTGCCTCAAGAGCTACCTCATCAGTACTGCGACTGTCATAGTCTATGAAATCTTTGTAGTAGGGCTGTCCACCTTTATGGAAGGTACAGTGAGCAACCAAGAAATCAAAGCGAGCATTGTCCGCTAGGTTGTCTGCTGTATTTTCTTCCATTGACATCTTTTCAATGAGTAGGTCGCGAAGTTTGATTCGCTCTCTACGAATATCAATAGCCAACTCACGCCCCTCTGACAGTTTTGGCTTTCTCTTGCCGTCACCGTGAGAGAGTCTCTTTTCGAGCCTCAAGATTTCAGTAGCGATTTCTTTTTGTTTCGCCTCTTTGGTTTTATCCCAGATGCCACGCTTTTCCATTACCAATTCGAGTTCTTTTTTGGTAAGGATACCATCTTGAATTGACTCATTCCAAACTTTAGACTTGTACCGTTCGGCCCTCTTTACAACGTCGTTATTTGGTTTCTTGATGACAATCTCAATCACCTTCTTCTTTTCGCCCTCTCCGATTTCAACTTTCCGTTCCATTAAGTTTCTGATAGTCATTTAGTCCCTACTTTCTTCATTAACCTTGACCGGAAGTACGGTCTGATAACGTAACCACTTAACCTCGTATTGAGCCAACTCAGCATCAATATTCCTAGATTGAGTGTTTCCCTTGTCCAAGATTTCCGACCTTACCTTTTGAAAGGCGTCGTACATCATTTTTTGTTCAGGCGACATGGGGCCGTCTCCAGAGTCCCATAGAAAAGAAAAGTTTTCCTCAAGGGAGCTAAGTGCCCCAATCATTGTGGTTTGAACTTTCTTCTTCAAAATTTTCGCCAAACGTTCGCGAGAGTCTTGTCTGTATCTGTCTTCTCGCTTTTGCTTGTATTCCGACTGCCGTCTGATCAGATCGTCGTGATTGTCCACTACTTTCTCCCTCTTTGTTCCTTGATGTTTTCGTGATGCTGGTTGGAGACTTCTATCTGTTTGTCTCGGAAGTCCAAATCAACCGCAACGCCTTTCGCTCTAGCCGTAGCTAGCCTCTGTTTCCTTATCGTATCCGAATGAATGCTATTCATTCCGTGGATAGTTGACGCCTCTTTGTCAGTGTTCGCCATCACAAGGATTTCGTCCGAATTCGCTATTTTGCTATTCGTCCGTTTTTCCATCTCTGTTTTGTTTTTTTCGGCCTCTTGATTTTGTCTCTGAATGATGAACCAGCCGTCCAACATATCATTATCATTGATAACGTCTTCCGAAGGGCACTCTGTTGACTCCTGAATGTTGTCGTACATGTTAGACCATATCAGGATGCCCTTTTGGTCAGGAGACAACTCTCTGTCATCTGGGTTGGAAAATAGAGGCTTATGGTCTTTCATCAACCAGCTTAATCTCCACGGATCGTTTCTGGCTAGCTCCCTCAGTTGTTTCTCGTTCAATAACATCCTGCTGAATTCGTAGTACAAGGACGACATGTCAACGCTTTCGCAGTCAAGCGGCTCTTTTCCCACGTAGCAACACTTCTCAAAAAGGGCGGCTGATTTTTCTTGAGAGGCTAACCCTTCGCAAGTCTTGCTGAATAGGTCGTGTTTCTCTATGACCAGTGCTTCCTTTGACTTTTCTCCTGTTCTGATGTATCTCCTAGCCTGATCCACCATCGCCGTGTTCATTCGCTGCTCAAACATGCCGACCTTCAACTTGTCGATATCTTTTTGGATGCCCTCTATCTTGTCGTCTTTCTCATCAGACCACAGATCGCGGCTTCTCATCCATTCCCACATCTCGTCTTCTGTGAAGATGTTTTCTGCAAACGCCGCGTCATACGCATCCTTGAAGACTTCGTTTGAGTAGTACTCATCTTCAATGGAAGGGGAGAGAACCCTTATCTTCACCCCGTTCAGGCTTATCAGGTAAACTCCTGATCTCAGCCTAGATACAAAATACTCCCGGTCATAAGTGTTCATTTCTAAACCTTACAAGTGCGGGAGTAATATTGTTTCACGATGTACCCTTTCCTAAACGCCACGGTTTCACTCGCTGTCCGAAATCGCTATCGCAAAGCGTGACGTTAATCCATCAGTAACTAAAACTTACTGATTGCCGACTTATAGTATTAGACCGCTGGGGAAAAGTCCCGCACCGTAATCTTGAGCGAAACCGGCGATTGTTCCGGCCTTGATGGCAGCGTAGCCGATGTAGCCGTTCTGCCAGTCTTGCACATCCAACTCATTGAAGTTTGTATAGCTGTAGGTAACGCTTACGTTACCACCACCAGCGTCACCACCGCCGTATGTCATGCTCGCAAGACGGTTCTTGCCACCCATGTCGAAGGCGTAACCACAACGCATTAGCAGGAAGATAACTTCCTGAGAAGTGTTGTTACCAGAGTCGATAGTCCCGTACAGAGCGGGATCACCAAACTCGTAAGCAGACACGAAGTCGCCAGAAATCGTGATCGCTTCAATTTCCGTCGAAACTTCAATAGGGAAGTTCGCAGGGCGGTAGTAAGGAGTCTTACGTCCAAGCTCCAGAACGTCTTCGCGAGAGAAGTCGGTAGAGCAGGAGAAGTTCTGAACGTGGATACGAGGAGCGGTACCGTTGATGGCATTTCCATATCCACTGCCCACAACCCCATTAATACTTGTTGGTAGAATGGAACCGGCAAGCAGAACGTCTTCACGACGCTGAATACCACCGGAAGCGGCATTAGCCACTCCGAAAGCTCTAGGGCCGTCACTACCATCGAAGTTGGCAACAACCGCATTTGTCAGTTCTGTCGCGGCACCGGTCAACCACTGCTTGTTGTTACCAACACACGATACAGATTCAGTCGCATTTCCTTCAACTGGAACCGCATAAGAAACGCTGGAAACATACATCCCTGAGCAGTAAATTTCGACCTCAGCGTCTCCACCGTTGTCGGCTGCTGAGGCGATGTTGTTGGATGCTTCGTCAAAGATACCAAGACGAACGTCGCATCTCTCAGCGGCACGACCCGCCAAGCCACTATTAGCCGTGCCAACGATACCGGTGGTTGCCATGTGATAAATGAGTGGATAGCCGTCGAGTACCTTTTCCAAGGTAACTTCAACGTCTGGCGTTCCTTCGATATTTTCAAAAATCTCAATCTGACCAAGCTCAAACGCCTGTTCCAGATTGAAACTCGTATTCATACCGACACTCTGGACACCATGAACCATATCTCCCGTGGCAAGGGCAGTGTCGCCCTCCGCACTAATTGCAACGCCTTGGCAAGCGTAGAAAATTCTATTGTTTGTTGACATCTATTATCTCTCCTCTTAGAAATTGAAAGATTGCTATTGAATTATACACAAAAAGCACCTAAATGTTGGTTTTAATGCCCTCTGTAGTGAATCGAACTATCCCGCCAAAAAGTTCTGGTGAAATCATCCTCATATCCTCGACCTTACCGTGTATTAGCCGAAACCGTCCTGCATTGTAATGTTGTATGAGTTCTGGATAGAGAAGGGCACTGGGCACCGGAGAGCCGCCCCCGTCTAGAGGGAACAGTCCCGAACTGTCCAATACGTCTCCATCAATAGAATATACACATTTATCGTTTTGAAGTGAAACTATGTCGATGAGCTTATTCCGTGTGCCCTCGTCTTCTGCTATACAGTGGAACAAAACGTCTGTGTAAACCCACTGACCGCCCCCCAACTGGTAGCCCTTGAACTTCCTCATCGGAACCACCTCAATCGCTATGGCGGGTAGTTGAAGCCTGCTCTCTGGAGGCAAATCCCACTTGCCCGTGCTTGTGTCGTAAAATCTACTGGTGGGACTATCTGTTCTTGATTGCAACTCCCTGAGCCAAGGAACACTGTTTGCGTACACAACGTTGATATGCTTGTAGCTGAACTCCGCTTGGACGGTCGATCCACTAGCAATGGGAGAGTCGAAAATCACACGACCATAGAAATAGTCAATTCTATGTGCATACTGCCCAACTCCCGAAGTTGGCTCAAAGTCATCGTTGACGTAAACCCCAGACAATCCGGGGAAGTTTGGGTTTGTTCCAACGATTGGATTGGGAACATTCACACCAGAAATACCGCTCTGCCACACCCAGTTTGATCTGAAACCCTCCCAAACCTGACCAGAGGTGAAAGCATCATTAGACGACATACGTAGCTTGCTCATGTCTTGACCATTAGGGGCCAATTCACCCTTGTCTACATTGAAGTAGTTGTCTTTCTCTAGAAGGGCATAATCGTAGTACTCGACCAATGAATCCTGAATATTGTTACTCAAGGAATAGTCGTGTATGGAATCAAAGCCCTTTAGCGGGTTGTAGGCTGTACTACTCATTCAAGGAGTTCCTCTAGTATCGCGGCGAGTTCCCTGTCGTGATTGAACAAGGCTCGCGTGATGAAGTTGTCAGCCAGAATTCCAGCGAACTCAGGAGGAACACGCCAAACGCCACCCGAACTCATTGTACCGCCGCCTGATCTTCCAGAGAAGTCAGGAGTGTAGGTGTAACCATAAACGATTGTCGAAGTACCTTCTGTTAGCAGCCAACTCAACCAATGTAAGGGTCCGCTGGCAGAAATTATGAAGCCCTCTGTGAGGCCAAGCAAATTCCTCAAGTCCGATGGTTGAATTAGAAAGTCAACGCCTCCCTTGAGCTTTTTGTCTATTGGTCTTATCTTAACCTCTATGGTCGAGACTATCGACTCCACAATTGCGTCTACGGAAGGGGCCGCTTGCCCCGGAGGGAAACCAAACTGTGAGTTCAACGAGTTAATAACTCCATCGCTCAGTAAGTTGTTGACTTCCGGTGTTGCCCTAATCCAAGCCCGAATGCCGAACTCTATCATCTCCTTGACTCTGTTTGTGTTCTTTCTAATCCTCGTGTTCAACTCGTCGGCTATGGCGAGATTGATTTTCTTCTCAATCTCCGAGTCCGAATCTACGAGCTTTATACTTAGTGTCATTGTGCCCTCTGCCAAAAACAGCCAAAGTACCTGTTCTGCCTAAGACCCATCGGGAATGGCTCCCCAAACATGACGAACCTGTATTCTCTAATGTCCGCAATGGTGTTGTGGACATACAAATACTTAGCCCTCATAATCTTGTCCATGTCGGTGGCGAAGAATATGGTCTGTATGCTGTTGTCGGGAACGACAAGGCTTTGGCTACCAGCCTTAACCCAGTCCTTGTTACTCCAGTAGACCTTGACCCTGATCGTCTCTTTGGTCTCTACCTCTTGGTACGTTTTGTCTTCCCTCTTGTAGTCGCCCGTCTTTTTTCTATGGGCGTTGATGGACTTGTTGTCGGGGATGTTGTCAAAGTCATTCGACACTACCTCGACCTTCTCGACGAACCCCAACTCACAATCAACACCGAAGATGTCGGTAATTGTTGAGTCAATGATGTCGTAGTACTTGTCGAAAACGCTCTCTGGAATGATGATCGGCATATCTTACCCCTTCCTAGGAAGCACCGCCGCCATAATGTTCGTCAAATCGACCGCTGGTTCTGGTATTAAGAACTCCAGAGTCAACAAATGAATTGACATCCGGTGCCCGCGACTGAACGGAACTAGACCCCACTTCCGTAACCATGACTACAAGTGATCCATTTTGAATCCCAGTACCCACAGAAGGTTTAGCAGCTATTATTGCAGTTGGATGTGCCATTTTTATTCTCTCCTATCGTTATAAATTAACGACGATTACGTTAGGACATTAAGGTAGAAACTGGAAGTTTGTACCACACATAGGTACCAGCGTCATTGTGGGCTACAGCAATCCCCTTATCCGATGGGCCAAATTCATAGATAGCTACAACGCCCGGTCCCGGTATCACCTTGTCTCCATTAGCCCAAAGGACTACGTTTGGATAAGTGCCTGTTGTTCCAGTACCTCTTGGTAGCCGCATGAAACCGTTTACGTCAACGAGTTCATTAAGGACTGCTTGAATTGTTCCAGCATCTTGAGTTTGAGCTTTCATCAAGCCAGCGGCTTGAGAAGTACTTGTTCCGTTAGTGCTGTGTTGGAACAGTATTAGGTCAGAGTCGGAGGTTGACTCAGGAGTGACATTAATTACAGCAGAAGTAATCTCCGATGAAGTTCTGTAGGTATTATTTAACTGTGCCCCGATATGGAAATTTTTAGAATCCATAAAGCCTTGGATAGAGTGTCCAATATCAAGAACGTCGGTGTCCGTTTGAGCAGACCAATCGCAATCGTATCCGCTGCCCGGAGTGGTGCTACTAAGACTCTGGTCCGTAGAGATAATGATGGAAGCGTTGTTGTTACGTGAATAACCGGCATAACTACCAATGAGAACGCTACTCGTAGAAGTTCTAGGTCCACCAATTCCAGAAGCCCAATATCCAGCACGCAAGCCTATGGCAACAGTGCTTTGTGGAGAAGAATACCCCATTGCCTCATCGCCAATTGCAATAGCAGACGACTTGACCTCACCGATAGACACACCAGAACAGTGTTCTCCCGCTTC